GAAGAATGTACATTGCTTCGTCAAAGGCTTTGGGGTCGTCGATTGGTAAATAAGAACAGTTAAATGCTGCTACATTCTGGCGCTCTAGCGCAGGTCCTGCTGTCATTACTGCTCGCATAGATGGTACGACATCCAGTGCAACAACGGCTGTCTCTAACTCATTACGCAATTCTTTTGTAAGTGTGTAATTCTGTTTTTCTGCTAAGTGCTTTTCCATAAAGTCAAAGTACCTTGCTACTGTTTCATTCCAATGCTCACGACGACCTTTATCGTCCAAGTAACGGCTATACCGGCTCTTGGCGATGAATGTGTTGTACGGGGTCATGTTGTATGCTGCCATATTATTTAACTTCCTTTTCTAGTTTATCGGCGTTGTCCTCAATGCGGTCTGAGAACATTTCTACTATGTCTTCACTGCTAATATTAAGTAATTCTAATAAGGTTACTTCATCAAGTGCGGTTAACCTTTCTTTGATTTCATGTAAAAGCAGAGGCATAGTTTCTTTCTATTTGTAATACTTATTGTTTACTTCATCGTAATTCTCTATCAAAAACTCCAAATAATGCTGAATCTTCTTTAGGTCTTCCTTTCCGTTCTTGTATGGGAAACGGAGGATATATTTTACCACATTATGTGACCACGGGTCAAGTCCCCAATCAAGGGCAATAGTCCACGGCTGGACACCTTTTTTGTAGTGTGTACCGCCAACTTGACGGTTTAAAGTCAGTCCTTTGACATTATCCTCATATTCCTTAATTAAGTCGTTTAAGGTTTCTTCACGAAGATAGCCAAAAGGTGTTGGCATTGCTATTGGGTTGTTATCCATGATGTTTCACCTCCACTGATTTTCTTAATGATTTCACTCCTTGACTCCAGCTTCCGCAGTCCCGGCACTGGTATCGTTGATACGAGCCTGATAATGAGATAGCCTGACCTCGTTTCTGTATTGAACTCCCACCACAAGTAGGACACACTGCAGATTCAGAGTGGAGATTGCGGTTAGGATGCGCCTTGACCCACGGCAACAGCTTATGATAAAGCGACTCCAGCAAGACAACATCTTGTATATTATATTCTTGCATCCGTTTCCAAGCATCTTTATCTCCGTTCATACACTTAACCCAAAGCTCATGTCCTTCGTGAGCGTGTTTCTGACCTAAGCCAAGTCGCTGTGCTACATAATCTAACTTGTTGCTAGGAAAACGAAACTGGCTACGAACCACACGAAGTAAATCAATCTGTTTATAAGGTGATGGTGGATTATAAGAATGTAAGAGAAATTCCTTGTTAAGAGTAGGAATATCGAACTTAGTGCCGTTATAATGCACCACAGCATCAGCTTCGTTGAGAAGTCCATGTATTCCTTTAAGCATCTTCTTAGGTTTAGATTGGTGTACAGAATCAAACAGAACTTCCTCATTGTCTAGCCACTTAGCTGCATAGCATAAAACATAAGAAGATTCCATCAACTGATTGATACTGACGTTTTGCTGCCACAGACCCCAAACATGGGCTGTGTTAGGACTTGTCTCAATATCGAGTAGAAGGATTTTCATAGGTTCTGTTGTGCTTCCATAAAGGATTCAAAGTCTTGCTTAGAAATACATAACTCACCCGCTGTGCCTGTATGACATTCTGGATAAGTAACTATAAATCGCATCTTTTCCTTTAAGTCGTAACCGTAGTATGCGGACAATCCATCAGCTATTTTAGCCATTACGGTTGTCCATGATTCATCGTAAGGCAGAGTAAACTGTTTAGTAACTGTATCGTTGCCGTCTTCAACAGTAAGACTTACTGTGAAAGTGTCGTTGCTATCATCATAATTCATAATCATCTTCATCTCCGTTGTTAGCCATCAAATCAAATAAAAGTTCTGCATCAATTACAGCGAGTGGCTTAGAATTGTTTTGTTTAATAATCACAATCGGTTCACCATCACCATGTTTCTTGCACTGCTCGTAGTAGTTATACACAGCAATCTTTGCTAAAGACTTACACTCAAATGTAGCTGGAAGTTCCTCTTTAGCGTATTGCGACATCACAACATCTTCACCGTGACTACCCATTGGACAACTGCGTAAGTCCTTGTCCGTCAACTGTGGATACCTCTCCAGCAACTTCTTTACTGTCCACTGCTGTAGCAGCCTTCCCTTTTGCTTTGCGCTGCTTGTTTTCACGATTGATAACCTTTCGTTTAGTAATCCATGATTTAGGAATGTGCATCCGGGCATTACTGTTATCACCAGATACGGTTGATGCAAGACAGATTCCATCTTTTGTTTCTGCGATTAAAAATCCTACGGTACAAACTGCGTGAATATCAACTTTGACGTTGTCTTCCCACCCACCATCAGAGACAGCATCAACCCATTCAACATAAACTATTGGGGAGGCTTCCAAGTCTCGTTTGGTGTTCTTTGAAGCCACAGGAGTTTTGCGTTTTCCAGCACTCGGTCCGTGTCGCCCTCGTAGGCTTTCAGGACTGCTTGGTACAACTCGGTTTCGTTGGTACATTCTTCTAGTATCCTTTTTGCTTTAACTGGTCCAATGCCTTTTAAACCGATGATATTGTCAATCCTATCACCTGTTAATATCTGAGTGTAAAAAGAATGTAAACCTTCAAACTCAGAGACATAATACTTTTCTTTCTTGCGGTAGTTGTAATGCCAACCTCTAAACTGGTTAAGGTCTTTGTCAATGTGAACCATAATGGATTCATCTTCAGAGACCGCATACGCAGCGATACCGACTGCGTCGTCTGCTTCAATACCGTTCACTACTTCAAAGCCCCAAGAGTTCACTAGGTGGTCTCTAAGCGCCTGTAAATGTACTGGTTTCTCGGATATTCTCTGACCCTTGTATGGAGCTGTAACTGCTATCGAATCACGGAAGTTGCCTTTGCCCGTTAGGAAGCCCTTGTAATCTTCACAGTCCAAGTCCATACAAAGTTCAGTCATTGTTTCCTCAAGCCTTGCTATCGCAATGTATTCCTCAGCATCGTTGCTAGAGAAACCCACTGCGTAGCATAGGCTATCGGCATCAATGAACGCTGTTATCACAGGATGTCGTCGTCCAAGTCAGCATCAGCACCTTCAGCACTGTACTTCACTAAGTCGGTAATGACAATCTTTGCCAGTGATGCGCTAACACCTTTCTTGTTCTTCCAAGTCCAGCTATAAGGCTTAATCAATGCCACAGCCTTAGAGCCGTTGCCTACGGTGTCCTTAACCTCATTGCCTTCTTTGTCGTAAGGCTGGATAGCGTAGTTTGACTTGACGGTCAAGAACCAACCCTTCTCAGGCTTGTCTTCACGCTTGCGTGGCTCAAGACCAATCGACTCCAATGCTTCCACAGCCTTGTCAGACAGGTTAGCTAAGTCACACTGGAACTTGCCGCTCATGTCGTTAACACGGTCAAAGAAAGCCCACTGAATTTCTGCTTCGATTTTTACTGGTTTAATTTCCATTTTAAAACTCCTTATCTACTACGGTTTATGAATACTGCAAACAACATTGTACCACAACTACTGCAAGGTTTGGGTATATGGATTAAGACTTTCTTCTAGTGTCCCATCTTCTATATCCAACACTGCATCTCGTAACAGGTCATAAGTCTCCTGTAAATCAAAGGATGAACTCAAGGAATAAGTCCCATCTTTGTAGGCAGAGACAGCCACCATCCCAAGTAAGTTCTCGTCTTTTTCTTCTGTCATTAGTGTGTCTCTTTCCATGAGTTACCTACTTTAAATTCTCCGTCCAGAGGACAGCGCATATTCAATATTATACCAGCTTCTTTGATAGCTTCTTTACCTAAGATACCGGCTTCTTCCGCACGCTTTTCTTCCACTTCAATCTGCCACTCGTCATGGACATTGGCAACCATCTTAAAGTCTATCTTGGATTTACGCAACTTCTTGTGCAAAACCACAACAGCCTGTTTCATTACTATCGCACCAGCGCCTTGCAGTAGCGTGTTGAGCGCCGAATGTTCTGCACGAACGAGTAACTTTCGTCCGTCAAGACCTTGTAGCCATCCTTCTTTAGCATAGAGACGAGCCACTTTCTCTCTGAGCCTTTTAAGTTTCGGTGTGTTTTGTAGAAAACTATCAATGAGTTTTTGTCCCTCTTTCGCACTACCTCCAACAATCGACCCGATTTTGGCACTTCCTGCGCCATAGAGAAAGGCATAGATAAACGTCTTAGCTTGATTCCTCGTTTGCAACCCAGCAGCGGTTTGGTTCGCTGTGTGTATATCGCCTGATACAACCTCATTCGTATATTCATTATCGTTCATATAGTGAGCCAACATACGCAACTCTAATCCGCTTGCGTCAATACCGACTAACTTATATCCTTTCTCTACTGTCCACAAATCCCTACACTCGTGTCCGTAGGGGCTTCCACTGTTAGGCACTTGTGCCATGTTCGGACTCATGTGTGTCATACGACCTGTGACAGCGCCGTTAGTGATGACACGACCATGAACCCTACCATCGCTACCTACGGCGTCTAGCCACGATGTAATCTGTGCTATCCGCTTTTGTAGCATCATGTACTCTGCGAGGGCTTTCGCTTCCGGGTAGTCGAGACTGGCGAGGACTTCTTCGTCGACGATGACGCTACCTTTTTCGGTATGCTTTTTGGGTTTCCAACCCTTTTCTTGAAGTCGCTTTGCAATTTGCTGGCGGCTGCCGGGGTTGAACGGCGTGACGATGTCGTTGAGCGGCTTCCCACTTGTGCCATGTGTTCTGCCACTGATGACGACTGGCGGAAAGAGGGTTTCCATTTCAACCTGAATAATGTCCAGTTTAGTCTTAAGTTCAGATAATAGTTGTATAGCTTTAGACATATCCAATTTGAAACCGTTTCGCTCTTGTTCAGCAATGATAATTGCGACTTGGTGTTCGAGCGTAATACTTTCTTTTGAGAAACCATTTTCCATCTCCTTCGTTAAATGTTTGTACAACTCTACTGTTACTTTTGTGTCCTGTACGCAATACCACACCAACGTTGACATAACAGGTTCGTCAAACGCTAAATTACTTTGGTCAACTTTTTTACCGTTTTCGTCTTCTCCGATTAAAGGCTTTCCAGTAAGCCAAGACCATATCTTTTTGTACGGTGCTTTGTAGTGTCCTAAACGATTGCCCCAAGCCTCTAGCGAGTGTCCATCTTCTAACGATGGGTTATACAACCGTGACAACACCAACGTATCTACTAGCTGTGACTTTTTGACAGTAATTCCCCAAACCTTCTTTAATACAGGGAAATCAAAGAAGATACCGTTGTGAGTGACAATGCTTTCGCAGTTGTTTATAAAGTCTTGCAGTGAAGCTGGCTGCACAAACGTAGAGACAACATCCTTGTCAATGTCACGACATACAACACACCAGATTTTATCGTGGGTGCTGTTGGTCTCGATGTCAAGTACTATACGCATACGTTAATCATTTTAACTAAACTTTGCAGATTAAGCAAATACAATCGTGAAGTGTTGTTATCACCGCCACTCACAATCCTCGGCATCGTCTGCACGATATAATTCCTGAGTATTTTAGTCGGGATTACCAAAGTCATCACAATGTCATCACCAAGAGCAAGGTTATGAAACCAGTACTCTGCCTCGGTAGTAGCAATGCCACTAGGCTTACCACGACTCTCAAACTCGATTACGATGTTGCCGGTGGACTTCCACTTCTCTCGCTCAGTCTTTACCTCTATCTTGCTGTGCTGCAACATATCAGCAACCTTCTTCTCAAACACTTGTCCGTACTGTAAGTCAAGGTCGAATCGTTTGTCATTGTTCATAAGCATAATTTTATCAAGCCTCCTAAGTACATCGCTACTGCCACAAACTCAACCGTGAACAAGGCATAGTCCTTCTGCTGCACTCCTGACCAAGCCCACAAGCCACTACCAAGCAAACCAAACCACAAATTTAATGGAAAGATGTTCAGGCTAGTCAAGCCAATGCCAATCAGACAGAGGACAGTGCCGGTCCATTTCATTTCTTCTTAACTACTTTCTTTTTAATAACTAGCGGTTCTTCAACGACAGTTACAATTTCATCTCTAACTGTTTCAAACATCGCCTCAAACAGTGCCTGTAGTTCTGGCTCTAGCGCAATCCAAGTTGTACCGTCATTGAAGTGAACAGTACGGTCAATGATGTAAGTGACATTGTTTAGGTTTACCACTCGATTACCGATTCGTACAATAGGTTTATTCATTTGTTTCAATCCTTTTCAGTTCGTGTTCAATCATCTTCTGTGCGCTACTGAGTGCCTTAATTAGTTGCTGACAGTCTTCAACATGGTAATCCGCTACAACATCAGTGCCTAACACCTTATACGCTTCTAAGGTGTCTCGAATGAGATTCTTTAGCGTAGTTGTAAACTGCACTGGCTCATCGGCATCGCCAAAGAAGAAACCGTAATCCACTGCACCATTCTCAGCAATCCATACAAAGCCGTCTACTTTTACATTCTTACTCATCATTCATTCCTGTGATATACATGGTTAGGATTCTTTAGCATAGATTTAATAAGTTCATCTATAGTAAAGAACCACTGAATAAACATTCTTCCATCGGGTTCATAGATGGTAAAACTCATTTACCCTCCGCAATAAACTTGTCAACAGCAACATCAATCTCATCGCCAATCATCCAGCGCCATTCAGACATATCACCATTACAGGCTATAACCGACGGTGCAACAATCTTAGGGTCAATATCCCATGACGCACTCTTCAGCCAGCGATAACGCTCGGCATCAGCATAGACATCACGGTTATCTTGAATACGACCAAAGACATCCCGGTTAAGGGTGCGTAGCCTGTCTATCTCCAAGCACAGTGCATTGATGTAATTGCGAGTAACAGAGTATTCGTCTGTCTTGGCATACTGCCGTGCTTTTTCTACTAAGTCGTTGTTCATAGTGTGTCCTTAATTTCTAACATTCTTCCAGTTTGCCCATTATACAACAATGCACCGCAGTTGCCAGTATATCCGCTAAAACGGTTCTTGAGAACCCGCACAGATGTGGTATTTCGCTCAATCATATCTTGTGCTTGTCCGTTACGCTCTAAGCCAATCACAATGTCAGATAGTTGTGCAATCGCACCAGAGCCACGCAGTTGCGCCAGCGATGTTGCCGCCCCTTCCTCATGTCCTTTGCTTTCTGGGCGCTTTAGGTGACTAACACAGATAAGACTGATTCCTGTTTCCTGTACCAGCATCCGTAACTTAGTCATTATGGAGTCGAGAGCCTTACGCTCATCACCCACATCACCGCCGCTAACGATAATGCTAAGGTGGTCAAGAAACACATAACCACAGCCAAGACCTTTTGCCATGTAGCGCACTCGATTGACAATATTCTCCAAAGAAGTACTACCAAAATGGTCAAACAAATAAATACGGTCACTTCCCAAAGTTCTATCAAAAGCATCTTTCAGTTCCTCCGGCGAGATTTCTACATCAGGTAAATGGATTGGTTTATTTACTGCAAGCGACATCAAAGACCTCGCTGTCTTGCGTACTCCTTCTTCAAGAAACATAAGTCCGATGTTGTCATTGGTTTTGCACAGGATGTGCCACACAATCTCTCTAAGAAATTGAGACTTACCGAGTCCGCTGCCGGCGGTAACCATGACCAACTCACCTTTCCTGATACCGTAGGTAAGTTTATTAAGTGCTTCATATGGATAATCACAATCAGCTTTCTCGATAGGAGCTGAGACCATATCCCAGAGGGTGTTACCTTGAATGATTCCATCAGGTACATAAGCCTCAGCACCCCACCAACAATCAACAAATTCCTTACTACTTCCGTTCGCCAAATAATCACACGCATCTTTATATCCTTTCTTATGTTTCATTACCTTCACTTTGCCACCGAACAATTCAGCGACTGCTTGCGAAGCCTTCTGTCCTGCTTCATCAGCATCAAACGCTATAACGATATTCTCGAATGAATCAATCCATTCATACTGCGCCTTACAGTCCTTTAAAGCGGCACTAGCACCGTTTCTAACGCTAACGCAAGGGTACTTGCTACCTTGCATCTGATACGCCGCCATAGCGTCTAGTTCACCTTCACAGATGGTCAAGTAGCGACCTGCTTTAGCAAAAAGTTGTTGCCCAAACAGCGTAGCGCCATTAAAGTCCCCGGCAATGCTGAATTGCTTGTTAGCCACATCCCTAGTCTTAACTGCCGCCAGTGTGCCATCAGCGTCATAGAATGGGTAATAGTGCTTGCCAGTAGATTGTTTTACACCGTAGGTTAAGCAAGTAGCCGAAGTAATACCACGGTCAGAGATACTAGAATTAGTAGCAGAGTCATAAAATTGTATGTCCTTGTTCATTGGTTTAACTGCCTTCATTGTTGTTGTTTCACCATTGCTTGCGGTGTAGGTTTCACACTTAAAGCAATGGGTATGACCATCGTCATAGAGCGCATTGGCATTTGAACTGCCGCAATGCTCACACGGTAGGTGCTTTACGAATTTAGATTGAGTCATTAAAACTCTACCCCATCGCCTACTTCAATATCTTGCACTTCGCCTTCTTTATGTATATCTTCAATGCTCATGTTTTCAGCCATCGCATAGCAGTCAAATCGACTATCGCCATATGTGGTGACTTTGTATGTCACCGTGACTGTAAATGTCATATCAACTTCTTTTGGTGCTGTTCTCATTTTGTACCTTTCATTTATCATCTACTAATACAACCCCGTGACGAACCCGCCAAGGGAATTCTGATTCTACCCAAAAACACCTAGAAACACCATCTTTAACACTAAGCCATCCATTCCAGTACGAATGACCCTTATAATAATTACCACATACAGTATGCTCTAGTTCCCATTTAGCGGCTTTGTAGCCACCGTAAGCCGAGATAAGGGCTACCCCTAGCACGACTAAAATAAACAGTTTCCAAGGCGTTTTAAAGCGTTTGTGAAGGCATCTATCTTCGCTGGTTTCGGTAATGTCTTTATCCATAGCGACTTATCCATTTCAATGTATGTTTCTGCTTCATCACGGGTATAAAACCGCCTTACTAACCCGCCCCATTCATCTCTTACTTCGTAGCGAAGATTAGACATTAGTCACCTCATATAGCATTGCATTGGCTTTAGCGGCAATCATCTCATCTAAGTCGTTTAGGACATTAGCATAACCGTATTCATCGACCAAATCCGCCATATCCGACAGTACAAAATGGTAACGTGCTTCATCAATAGAATTCATAAAAAACCCCTTTCAATAAAAGACAACTTACAGTAAACATTGACAATAAAAAAGTCAATGGTTTAAGACAAAAATAAAAGACTTGACACAATTTCAAAAACTTTGTATAATGCTTTAACAACATAGACTATCGTTGATTGTTTCTCGATGTGATTAAAAACTATTAAAACCCTACAGCCCTGATACAACATAGACTATATAGGCGATTGCATCAGCGCTCATTCCAGTAGTCTTCCATATCTTCATCGCAATCATCGCCGGTAAAATCATCGATATTGTCCAGCAAGTCATCTAAATTACCCGTATCTGAATCACTCAATAGGTCGTTCCTAACCTGCACCGGAATATAGGCATCGACAGTCCGTAAGCAAGTACCACACATCTCCAAAAATTGCTTAGTGATAGCGTGGCGCATCGTTGATTCAAAATCATTTAATGCTGTATTGCAACAAGTACATCTCATTTTAAGCCTTTCTAAGCCGTTTTACGGCATAAGTAATAGGTAGGTATTAACTTCAATCAAAGTCGGCTAAAACAGCCCTTTAAAGCCCTGCTAGATAGTCAAATAACAATAGAAGCGATTGAGTATATATCAGGAAACCAGTTAATACAAGTAAAACAGTGTTTAAGCGCATATCAGTCCTTCATAGTGGATTGTTGGATTGTCATAAGGTCACGCCATAGGTTATATAGTCCATCGTCGGATAATTGCGCCATAAAGTCATAAGTACGGACCGGTTCGCTGCCGGATAAGGTCCGCATCATTGCCGCTACATCGTCCTGCATAAATTTTCTGTCCGTAAGCGCATTATTAAAACGGCAGTCCGCTAACCCGTGTTTTTCCATCTCATGTAATAAACTCATATTAAACCCCTAGTAAATTAAAATGCTGCCTCATAAATTCAGTGGTATTAGATTGCTTAGGCGTGTTCATATCGTCCGCTAAATCACTGCCTCCGATGGTTTTAATCCAACCATAGCCGTACCATTGCATATGCCGGTCATGGTATACCAGTTCTATTAGGTTTTCGCCGTAGGATATATCAATCGCCTTATACCCTTGTTTTATAGCGTCCCTTATCGCCTTAGTTACCATTGGTTTCGATGGTTTACGATTGTGAAATGATACCGTTTTAATCTCATGTAATGTACTCATTTTTGTAATTCCTTTTTAAGTTAGTGCTTCGGCGATAAAATAACCTAGCGATAGCGACAATAAACAAAATAAAACAATACTTACTATTCCTGCAAAAAATTTATACATAATTAAACCCTCTCAATATGACATGATTTAAAACCATAGATAAAAGAAAATTTATCCGCATTTTTTGCTGCCGCTATATCCTTTTCAGTTAAATACATATCGGACGATAGCGTTTTTATTGCTTCGTCGAATGTCATTGTGTTTTTATGAGCGCAGCCGTATACGTCGATAATTTTATACATAATAAACCCCTATAGTAGATTGATAATTAAACCATTGCAGCAATGCGGATTACCTTCGCCATTTTAACGCCGTGTGCCTTATAAGCAATGACTGCCACGTTTTTATCATAACAGGCACGGCAGCCACTGCACTTACCTTCATTCTCATAAGCACGGCATACCGTGGCGTTATCCGGTAATTGTGCCTCACTGCTAAAAATTGTTGACGTAGTCGAACCCTGCACGGTTTCGCCGGTAATGCTGTCGCTAGAATAGCGGACGGCGACGTTTGGCAATGACTGCATTTTATGCAATATATTAGTGAATTTTTTAAACTTGTGCATTCTAGTCGGCAGCCAGTGACTAACCCATGGCGTAGCCTCCATCACGGCGTAAACCTTCGCCGCTAAATCTACACTATAAAGGTCGCCGCTATCGAACCATCGAAAATAGCGGGAATTACTAAGCGCCGATACCATCTCACTAACCCATTCCGTGCGCTGCCAGTCGTCTCGATTTTCAAGGCGTGGCGCTTTCACGTTAGGATAATTGTAATTTCCCGTAGTCGCATAGCAGCCCTTGCACGCCGGCACTAAGTCGCCATTTTTTGCAATGCTGCCGGGACATGTTTCGAGCGCTTGTAGCGACCACGATAAAATGCCATCTAGTTTACTGGTTTTTGATAATCGTATCATTTTGTAATGCCTCCACTGGTTTTAGGATACTGCTATAAGGATAATGCCCTAATACGCTATCAAAACGTATTAGGACTTACCCCTAGATTATGCCTCTATCAATTCCTCCGCTACTGCCGGCGCTACTGTGGCAGACAATGCCTTAATGTAATCCGCTGATTTTTGCGCCAGTGCTGCCGCTTTAAACACTGCCTTATTGTCATTTTTTAGGATACGCAACCATGACGCAATATATCCGGCATGGCGTAGGTCGCCGTCAATTTGATATTCAGCGCATAAAAATGCTGCCGACAATTCCGCTATCAATTCCTCCGCCGCATATGCTTCATTACCAAAACGTCCGGATAAATCACGGTTAAGGCGTGTAGCATTACCGGACCAGTGCGCCATCTCATGTAATAAAGTCGCATAGTATGCTGCCTCATTAGTAAAGTCGGTTTTATTAGGCATCTGAATAAAATCATCGCTAGGTGAATAAAATGCCCGGTCGCCGCCGTGTTTAATTACAGCGCCGCTATCAGTCGCCAGTGCCTCAAGCGCTGCAATGCTGTTAAACGGTTTAACCGTTACCACTGGCGGCGTATAACCGTCAATTTGGTCGGCATTAAATACACTGTATGACTCTAATACGTAATAATA